GTCGCCAGAGAATCGTCACATGACCCCTTAAACGCAGCACGCTGATTAGGCGTCTGGTCATCAAGATCAATCCCCACGCGTTGCAGTCTTCGCCTCATCATCGTGCCTAGCCCTAACTGGGCATAGACATTCAGAAGGGGCTCGATCGCAATTGCGCGGTGTGTGACAGCGGTTTTCGGTACAAAGGCTACTCGGTTGCCTGGGATTACGTCTAGATCCTTCTCGTTGATCAAGGGCCAAAAGCCCGCGACCTCTGAGTCGGTTATAGATCGTGCCCATTGGGGCGCACTCGTAACGAGATACGCCCCAACCTGTCGCATGTCGTGAGACACCGACGGGCGGACTTGCAGCTTATCGTAAAGGGACGTAAGCCCCTTGACCCTTGGGTGGTTAAACGCTCCGGGGCCAAAACGACACGCATGCAACCATTCCCGACTATTAACCTGACCCAGAACCCCATCAATTTTTCCCATGGCAGTCGAAATGACTCGCCTTACGGGTCCAGTTACCCTCTCGGGGCTGGAGATGAAGTTCCGGATCCTTATATTGGTTAGTCGGCACGCCTCCTCAGCTTCTAGGAATTTCTCCCTAGCAGCTGCTTCCGGGTCAACCCCTGCAATTTTCACAGGGGCCTTCTTCAAGAATGCAACGGCTTGATAGTCGTTGCGAAACGAGAAGGAGGTTTTATAATGACGCGGATCTACGGTTTTTCGAGCAAGCTGCTCGCGTTCGCCGTAGCGGAGAAGAATCTCACAACTCAGTGAGACTGGCGTGTTAATGGCAACATAAAAGTCCGTAGCAACGCTATCCAGAAGCTCTGGACGAGCTCTGAACGAGCTTAACGTAGTGTTAAGCTCACCGAGAAGCGCCTTCTTAGCATTACGCTTAGAAGGAACCACCCGGCTCCAGTGCTGAGACTCCTCGACTGTGGGGGCCCTCACGATGTGAGGTCTCCGAAGAACGAGGAAGGATCATGCTGTGCATAACATAACATCTTGCTGTAAGGCAAAGTGCCAGAGGTTAGCGCAGACATGTACTCCACTTTCCCTTCATCTGTCAGGATACTTTCGTCGACAAGATGTACGTCGACGACGGTCAGTCCTTCGCAAATCCGCGTGATCTCCAGCTGGAAGTCAAGCAGTTTGCAAAAGAACTGAAGCGATATCTCGCCGTTTCGGAAAGATAAAGCTTCAGATGACAGGCGGGAAGCCATGTCACTGATGAGAGCCAAATCGCTTGGAACACTCATTTCGTCTCCTTGAGATTAAGTGGGAATCGCGCCGGATTCGGCGGCGGTTTTGACAATTGACTGCCCAACCAATTCTTTGAATCGGGCAACCAACTCGTCTACTTCCGCTACCGACAACTTTGCCGGGCGAAGGATCTCAAAAGTACCAGTTACGGTACCGTCCAAGGCTCCCGTCGTACTGTTAACTACAGGACGCGTGATCTTGCCCCCGATGCGGTAAACACCGTTCGCCTTGTCCGCCGGAATCTTGCGACTCAGGACAGCACGAGACGTACCAAGAATGCTCGTCGCGCCACTTTCGATATATTCGACGCTATCGGGATTAACCGAATAGACGTCAAACGTAACGTTGGTGGCGGCGTTGTTCTTGAGGGTAATTGCAGCTGCTGCTGGCATAAGGAATCGCTCCTAGAGAGGGAAGTTAATTACATTAACGATGTGTCGCTTGTAGAAGTGCCAACGAAGTAATCAATTTAGTCGCATCGAGCGACATAAGATTACTAGGTGGATACAACTCAAAGACGTCCACTCCAAACGAACGGCGTTGATACTGTCTAAGCTTTGCTTCGCACTGTATAAGACCTGTGTCCCACCGATACCTACCGTCGAACGTTACTGTCGACGGATCAGCTACGGTGGCATTCATGTCTATTACAAGGCTTTTCATTGCTTTTCGAACAGTAACGCCCTGTAGAGCTGTTAAACTCTTTAGGTAATCCCCAACCGAAATAAACCAGTCGAAGACGAAACTAAAGGGCACGAGCTCCCAAGCCACCAGCATAGGGTTTGTCAATCCCAGCTGTTGAGCTGCCGATACATGCGGACTCGTTAATTCCGCATATATTTTAACCCTAACCTCTAAGGAACCCGCTAACGCGCGAACTCCATTGACGCTAGGGCCTCCACCTGCAGGCGTGAACGGTACGACTCCAGAGTACTTTACAGCACTCGAAGCCTTACTACTCACAGAGAACTTCAGGGGTCGGCCTAACTGCTGTTGCGCAAGCGCTTCAGCAGCACCCTTGACGTCCATAAGTAAGGGCATCCACCCATACTTATATTCCAACCAAGACTTATGTGCCTTGTTTGGTTTGACGCCAAGAATGTCCGCGACTTCACCAAGTCGCCCCTTCCGGAGAGCCCGATAGGCATTACTTACCCGCATCGCTGTGGATAAGATATGCTCACAGGTTTTCCGGCCTTCCGCAAGTGCAACCGCAAGGTTGATCTTTTGGTCGGCTAACTTGCCCAAGGCTTTCACCTGGGCTTCGTTGAAGAGCCTCGATACTATATTCGTCTGGTCGGTAGCGATCATGAGCTTTGACAGCTCGTTCTCAATACCATAACCAAAGAATAAGTACTGAGGTTGCACAACAGTGAC